CTTATGCGTTACCGTTACACCAACAAGCGCAAGTCTACTAAGAAACTTGTAGCTGCAAAGTCAACGCGAAAGCGTACATATCGGAAGCGATATTGATGGCCGATCTCTGCGAATGCGGGTCGGTGTGTTCGATACACTTTATCGAAGAACATCAGGTGTATCATTTTCAATGTACTAATCCTGAATGCCAGAAGGAATGGGTTGAATGAATATTACAGATTTTGTGCCGGTTTACGGACCTTCAAAGAGAACTTACGAAATCCAAATGGGATATCAAACTGGTAAGTTATCCTTTACTGACGCATGGTTTCAATCTGCGCAAGCAGGTGCCATGAGTGCTGCTCAATTGCTTGCTACGGTCCATTTTGCTCCAAACCTTTTGGCTGCAAATAAATTTCAACGTGTAGCTACACGGGGACCAGTTGCTTTGGGTGTTATTGCAGCTTCTGCTGCATGGACTACTCTGGTTAAACCATCTGCAGATGTTGAGTCAACAGAGTATGGTGCATATCGAGTTACTCCTAGATTCGGTCCCTTCTGATCCGCACATCTATCTTCCGCAGTGCGCTCACGCACGGAGCGGCGATAAGCGCTAGCCGCCGAAATAGTAACACTACTTGTTTGTATACCGAACTTGCTAAATGTTATTTTTGTGTCGACCGTTGTATGACGGGCAAAAATAGTACAATTAGTTCGGGCTCAGCGACAGGCCTTGGCGTATGTGTAGGAGAGTTCCGATCCCCATGGATGGGACGAGCAGACAAGGCATGGAGTGCAAAATGCGCCCGTTGGCTACAGTGCCCTTCCTGCGAACGAAAGAGAGCTGCAAAGAGGGCGCATCAAATTAAGGAACGGATCAAAGTTGCCAGACATGAGTTTGGTAACGACCTCACCGTTGGTGTGTTGACCGTTACGTTACCCGGCGTGAAGCATGAGAGTGGTATTCGATATGCGAGTCTGAAAGAACAGTATGATTATGCTGTAGCTAGGACAACCTTACCCGGATTGACGGGATACCACAGTATGCGTGGTATGAATAGGTTACTTTGTGGGAAGCCTGATGTCAAAGGCTTTGGTCGAAACTCTGTTCGAGATGGATTAGGAGCAGATGGTGGTACCCATTTTATGGAGTTCACCTATAACAACAACAAAGGTTGGTGGAATGTGCATATGCACAGTCTCTTTTACGCACCGGAAAAGTTGGATCGTCTGAAGGAGACGTCCAAGCATGTTGAAAAAGATGGAATGCTTTTGATGCATAAAGAAGTACAGGGCCGCACGTGCAAAGCACTATCCAATCTAGGATACGGTACCAGATACTCATTGGATTATTGCGAGCCTTATGAGCTAGATACTATCATCAAGTATAGCTCTAAGGTTGCGTACGTTACGAAACCGTTCAAGGCTCCGAAGAGTAAGCAGTATGAAATTGAAGAATTTATGCTTACCAACCCAAGGTTGAGTCGACCTTTTGGACGAAACCAATTTAAGATGCCATCATTTCCTGATGGGTATGGCGAAGAGAAAATACTCGAAGCGAGGGAATAAAACAGAACCTGCTGTTATGACATTGACATTCAATATGCCTGTTAGTTCAGGCCCGAATGTATCGACAATCGATTTGAGCCAATGCGTTTCTATTGTCAACAGACGCGCTATGCGGCAAGGTTTGAATTGGGCAGTTGCGGGGATCAAAGTTCTAAGCTCTTCAGCAACTACTGGTTCAGTTACTCTGAAGAAGCTCCCAAATACTTGGGTTACAAGTAATGCTTGGGAAAAGGCCTTCCGTGCTTGGAATAAGCAACAAATGGAAGCCGTTGATGATGCCGGTGCTCAATCGGCTGTCGCACGTTACCGTGATTTCAAAATTCATGCCGACGTTGAGCATGTTACTTTTGGGTTTGCTGCAAACCTATTACCTTCAGTAACTAATTCTCTTGGTCTTCCTAGTACGTTTACTCCAGGAGAATGGGAAGCATCACAGATTGTTTTGCCTATGTCAGAATCTGATGGTACTGCACTTATTGCACCCGGTGAACGATTCCTACATATGGTAGGTTTGAACGTTAACGGATCCACGTCCCGTGGTATTATTGAAGGCTATGCAGATTCTCGGGCATATCCTCAAAGTCCGGATCCTATTAGTCCGGATATCGATAGCACAGCTAATTGGCTTGCTCGTATGTTTGATTCTGGTAACGATATTGGCGATGTATTAGAAAACGCCACTGATCGTAATGATAATTTGCCATATCCACAGGTCGATTATCCCGGTGGGCAAAATCAAGCTGCTGAATTACAGATACATGATATTGAATATATTACTGGAACCACTATTGGTGGTGTATCCCGATTTAAGGGCGGTAATTTCCCCTGCGGTTTGATGCGTTTTGCTAGCAACATAACCGGGGATGGTTTCCTGACCGTTGTTATTGATTTAGTTCCCGGGCCTCATCGAGGTTACCTATGTGAACCTATGACGGAGATGTGATATTATGACACTTATTGAAACTGAAACAGTCAAGGATGCGGTAACTGCTGCATCTTTCCTCAACCATTTGAAGAATAATCGCCTTGAATATATTGGCGTTATGATTCTTGCTCACCTTCTGGGTGTAAGCGACCGCATCCTGACACAGGTAAGTGGAGTGTGTCTCTGATGGCGAAGTACAATTACGGCAAGACATTCAAGAAGAATGGTAAGCTTATGCGTTACCGTTACACCAACAAGCGCAAGTCTACTAAGAAACTTGTAGCTGCAAAGTCAACGCGAAAGCGTACATATCGGAAGCGATATTGATGGCCGATCTCTGCGAATGCGGGTCGG